ATCTCGATGAGCCCCAGGTTCGCAGTCGCCAGGACGGCGCGAGCGCTGTCGAACCGAGAAGCCGCGCGCATCCTGGAACCGTATCTTCTGCCGTTCTTTGCTGCGGTTACGACGTACGAGGCCAGCGTTACCTGAAGCGTTAACGATTGAGGCATCGAGACGCCTTGCTCTAGATCGCCGTCACCGTTTACGTCCTGCTGTAAATCCCCTAAACCCCTGTCAGATTCGGAGACCCACGAAAGGACTGCGTACGACTGGGGAACCTGCTTACGTGGGTGCTCTGCCCAGAAAACCGCAGCGCTACTCAGACCGGTCGTGGTTGCGACCCAAGCAGCAACAGCAGTATCAATCGCCTCATTCGAAGACATCTTGCACCTCGAAAGCGACGGCGTCTCTTAGCTGCCCTGTCTTAACCAAACCGAGAGCGCCCATCTTTGCTTTGACAACAGAGACAAACCAGCTCCCAACCAGGCCAAGCCTCTTTCGTAGAGCAGTCGAGGTTGTTTGCTGCGAGACCTCCAAAAGCTTACGCTCGATCTCTTTACGGCGCGCTTCCACGCAGGACCCCACGAACGACCGTTGGGGTAGTCGACCAGGCACACCCAGTTCGTGAGCCTCCGCAATTTCCCCAAGGGTCCTGTTCGAGCCTTCGTGTACGACTTTCGCAGCCGCACCGAAGATACCTACCCGAACCCTTGCGGGTTCCATAGCTTTGAGACGAGCCTTCCAGCCGCGATCTTTAACCCTGACTCTGTAGCTCATGGTCGCCACCCGATCACAAAAGGGCCGCCCGCTCGCTGTCGAGTCAGTCGATTGAGAGAGGTTTGGTAGGTGGTGTCGCCCGTTTCGCTTACCAGTCTGGCCTGCTGTCCAAAGGGAGAGACAGCGAGGAGGTGGCAGGCCTGAAGCTTGACGGCCTGGTCGTATTCGGTGCCGTAGATTCGGCTGTCGAGACGGCCTGCCGCCGACTCAATCGCCGCCGTAATCTGAGCCGTCGGAGTGTCCGCGAACTCAGGGTAAGCGGCGATCAGGTCGGCAGCCAGGACGGTCATTGGTCGTTGTACACCACAGAGCCGGGGTACAGGATTTCGGTGCCACCAACGCGGCAGTGACAGTTCACTTCGAAGGTCATCCCTTTTGGCTGAGGAGGGAATTGCTCGAAAACCACCGGCACAATTGCTCGCAGCTTGCTTGGATCGCGTCGGTAGCAGACCTTACGAGGACCATTGTTCGAGGCGTTTGCGCTCTCGAGCAAGTAATCAGTCTCGATGTTTTTGACGTATTCGGACTGCTCCAAAAACGCCTTGCGCACCGTCCACTGAAGGTTGTCCCCAACAGGCTTGTTGAGCAGTGCGTTCAGCGAAGGCGGAAGAACCAGGGTATCGGGAGTTTCGACGCCTTTGCTTGCCTTGTACGCAACCTGTTCGAGGATCAGTAAATCCTTGAGAATCGCGTCTGCTGTCGCCGAGGACCATGTACCCGTGAGGCTCGTATCGGGCGTGATTGCGCTGGACTTGTAAAACCCAGTGACTCCCTTAGTGGAGTCACCGAGCAAGACCATGCTGTTGACGTAGCGCTCGATCATCTGCCGTGCGGCCATTGCGCGGAACGTATCAAGAGGCACGTTCGCAAGCTGTGCTGCGCGCATGTCCTGTATCGAGTACCGATAGGAAGATCCGCCCGAAACGATCGGACTGGTATCCTCGCCCAGCTGTACATCCGAAGCAGGGAAGTCGGTGGCATAGTCCACAACGGTCTTCGCGAGTCCCGCAATATCCATATGCCGCGAAACGAACGCCTGGGCACCTTCGTGCACGCCACTAAACAGCGGCACAAGTCTCGCCCATTTGAACTCAGGATAGAGCTTTTGGTGAATTTCCTTGTCGACTGCTTCGAGCGAGCGCGTAAAAAACGCCGTTTCGTTCGCGTCGAAACGAATGCCGCTAGTCACCGAGAGCTGCTGAACCAAGTGGTTCCAGTCGATTCGATTGGATCTCATGTTAGACTGGGCCTCCCAATTCGATCATCGCGAGTCCCGCGCCCGATCGAGTCGAAACAAATTTAGCACGACGCAGTAGCGCACAATCGGTACTGTCGGGTGTTGCTCGGACAGAACCGCGCACTTCGTTGCCCGTCGCAACGATGCGAACGTAGACTGGGTCGCCGTTGTTGACGGAGCCCTCGGTCGATACCCAGGCCCGTCCTTTTTTGAGCACTGGCACCATCTTGTTTGCGGCATACGTGCCGGGCTCTCTCGCCGCGTTGTACAGCGCAAGCCCTACGACGTACCGATCGTATTGACCCATTGCGACACCAAGCCCCACGTCCAACGTGCCGCTGGTGCCTGCCTGTATCGGGATCTTGACCGTAGTGATCTGAGTAAAAGCGACCACACCCGTGAGTGTCACGTTGCCGCCATCCGGCATAGCGAAGGATTCGCTCACTGGTTCGCCATCTGGACCGAGCCCTTCTACGGTAATCGTAGAGAGATCCCAGTTTGCGTGGTTGTTTGCGGTGAGCGTGACGTTGCGGGGAGGCCAGAAAACGCCGGCACCAACAACGCCGTCGAGGGTTGCACCCGTGCAGGATTGCGCTGACGTTGAGGTCGCCTGAGCGGTCATGATCGCATCGGTGTCGGCGGTGATTTCGTCGGTGACGAGGATGGGCCTTGCTTGCCCATCCGACGCGCCTTTGAGGACAATCAGTCCCGCAGTAATCGCGTCGGTGTCGACGGAGTACGAGCCGATGTCATGCGGCCCGTCGTCAGCAATCTGACCAGCAATCCCTGCGTTGGGCGCTGCGTCGTAGGTAGTTTGTACGCTCATTGTGGTTCCTTCCACGCGTTCGTGTAGCGATTGCGCATTGAGACTGTGTAATCCTCACCGTCAGCGCGCGAGAGTGCGTTGTTCGCCGCAGTATTGAGAGCGCCGAGCGCGTCGTTGCGTCCTCGGTGACTAGCGACCGTCGCAGCGAACATCTCGGCGAGAGTGGTTGGTGACAGACCATCCACCCGTGCGCCGGGCAACGCCTTTTCGATCACGAGCCTGTAGATCTCTTCGCGCTTTTTGCCCGAGAGATCGCAGTCACCCAACACAACCTTCGCATCCGAGTGCAGCGTCAGTCGCTTCGCAACAAGAGAGTCAGCCACCGCGTCGCTCACTTGAGCTTCGGTCGGTGAGGCTTTCTCAAGCTCTGCAATCCTTGCTTGTGCTGCTGCGATTGTTGCTTTCAGCGCGGTGATTTCTGCCGCTGCGTCAGCGTCTTTCTTCGAGGCAGCATCGGCAGCGGCTTGTGCTTGCTGTGCTTCCTCTGGAGAGTCGAGTCTGTATTCTCGACCGCCGATTCGTATTGATTTCAATGTGTATCCTTGGGCGGTCGAGTCCGCCTGCACTTGCCGCGCATCGTCCATGCGCAGCGAAACTTCTGGTCCCGCTCTTCCCCAGCCCTGCGGACCTAACCCAACGTGATTGTAGCGAATTTTGCGCTGGATCTGGTCGTATGCCTGACCCTCGTAGACGCCGGGAGTCTGCTCAGTGTCGCAGCTGTAGCCGCATGACACCTCGACCCGCTCCTTCGCGTCGATCCGCGCAACCTCCGTAGCGTCCTGCACGATGAGGTCAGCAACCAATAGGTCGCCCTCTTGGGCAACCGAGTCGCCCACGTGCCCCACAGACACAGAGCGCCAGCTCTCGGCCGTGACCATCGCCGATGGGTGCAGGTCGGTGACCGGTGCACCTCGTAGAGTCGCCATCGAGTCGGCAGCAAACACCTCCGAGGGCAATCGCAGCTCACGGACAGTCGACCCATCCGCGCGTTGGTAGACCAGCACGCCGGTACGAGTGACTGCCGCAGGCACACGCAGCCCACCCTGGGGCGTGCGTACGGCGCCGCGAATGCTGCCATAGTCGTAGCGTTGGACCACGGCAGGAGTGTGGTGGGGTAGTATTGCGGAGCGCTAGGTTTTGGTGGCAGGGATTACGGGAGGACGCGGCGATAGCGAGGCAGAGGCACACCGAAGCGGTCCGCCGCTACCTCAGCAGTCGAGCGAACCCCGAGAGAAACGTAGATGCTGTCGGTTTCAGCCTGCGTCTTCTCGATTGTTGCCTTCTCTTGCGGAGAGGGTTGCCAGAGGGAAGGGAAATCGACTGAATAGGACTCCGGTTCGACACCTGCGGTAGGACCCTCGGAGGAAAGAAACAACAGTTTCGCAATGTATTCTAAGGCCGGTTTTAGAATCTGGGTCTGCTCAGACTTCACTGAGTCGTAGAACCATCTAACATCTGAGTCCCCAGTCGCGGTGAGTCCTGCGGGACTTTGTCCGAATAGGATGGTCACAGGAATTTCACACGCCTGAGAGACAGCGAGGAGTAATTTCTCGTAAACGTCTGCGACCCCCGTCAGAGCACCAATCTCTATTCGTGTGTAATCCTCACCGTCTGCATCCACTAAGATGGAGTTCGTTACGGATTTAGCCAGGTCCATATATTCAATGCGTTTTTTGAATGCGTCAGTCAGGTCTCCGGCAAGAAGACTAGGAAGATCCTGGATCTTAAAGACGCCAACAGAAACGTCCTCAAGCATTGCCGAGAGAGCGGTGCTCCCTGCGGCGAACTTCATAACAGCATCGTACATTCTTCGGACGATGGAGTCAGACCATCCCCCGTTCTCGGCCTCGCCGTCTCGCGTAGTCATGACGCCGTCGAATCGCAGAGTGCGGGACGCATGGACGGTTACGCTCCTTCCTTCGATCGTCGTGATTCGGTAGATTTCAGGCTCTCCGTACCTAGGACTAAGCGGGTCACTGTAGAGACGCTCAGGGAAGCAGTACTGCTTCTCAAGTACTGTGAGAAACCGGACCCCTCGAAGAGATGTTGTGTCTAGAGGAAGATCGGTTGGTTTGCCATCGTCGCAACCTAGGATCAGAAGACAACCGCCGTATAGCCTCGCCCAAGTCCAAGCCTTGAGTATCTTGAAAGAGGCACTAAGATCTTCGAGGCGTGCCGTGAGTTTTGCTCCTAAACTATCGTCACTAGAGGTCTTCCACCGCCAACCTTGACGCATCGCCTCCTTGGGCACTGTGTTGCACGCTCGTGCAATGATTGAGTCCTCCCGGTAGAGATAACCTAAGGTTGCCTCATCAATCCTACCTCGATAGTTAAACGCGTAATTTAGTTTCCCTTCGCCGAGGCCCTGCCCTGTCGCAAGGTTGCGCCATGCGTCAATCCTATGTTTTTTGCTCATCGTTTACTAGTTGCTCCTGCCGTCACTGCTGCCGCAAGTCTCGCGGCGTAAGAGTTGTTTTGTTTTGTTAGCGCTTGGGTTGTTGCGTCCACCTGGTCGTCGTACACGCCACGAGGAAACGCTTCTAGCTCTGCCTTATAGGTCCTAATCCACTGGCATCCACGGGAGCCGTCGGGAAGGCGGGCCTCTGTCTCATGGGGCACAAGAACGTTGCCTGCCTCAAAAAGCCCCTCGACCGCGTGCGCTCTCGCGATCTTCCCTCCTTTTGGTTCCACGAGAATGAGCCCGGTGATCTCGCGCTTGAGCACGTCCACCACGGCCTCGCCATTCGCTTTCGCTTCGACCAACACCTTGCTCCTCGGGTACTTCGCCGACATCGCTCGAATCGCGGCGAGTGTCTCTGTGAAACTCGCGTGAGCACAGTACGAATCCACTAGGTAATTGTTTGGGTGATTGCTTAGCCATACTTGACCACACACCCTGTCTGACGAGGCGTTCGACTTGAACGCGAGGTCCCAGGATTGGACCCACACTCCATCATCTGGAAGTTCGGTCCAATGGCGCCACCAATGCTCCTTGAAAATCGCACCGCCTTTGGGCGCAGGTCGCTGTTGGAATTGTGCGGCGACCACGGTTGGGCCCATTCGCGTCTCCAGAGTCTTGACTGTCTCCGCCGGATACCTCACGGGGTCGAGAAGTTCTCCTTCCTGGGTGCGAGGATCTTTGCTGTATCGGTGAGGGTGGCGTGCTTCGAAACGCATCGGTAGACACAGCACTTCGGCGCCCTGGCGTTGCATCTCGCCAGCAAGGTCTCGCTCGTGCAAGCGCTGCATCACCAAAACCCGTGCAGATCGCGGTGGGTCTCGGAACCGCGTGGGCAACGTCTGCGACCACCATCGCAACACCTCGTCCAGTCCCAAGCCAGAGACAGCCTCTGCGCCTCTGGGGTCAATCGGGTCATCGATCACGGCAGTGTCGCAGTGTTGCCCAGTGAGCGCGCCTCGGATCGTGGTCGTATACCGAAGACCGCCCTGTGTGTTCTGCCAGAGCGAGAGTGCGGTGCCTGCATCCCGCGTTGGTGGTAGCCGAACCTCAGACCAGCGCTCCTGATACCAGTCCGATGCGACCAGCGCGCGGTGCTTGCGTGCGTCTCTCAGCGCAACGTCGTCGGCGTACGACACCGTGATCCATCGGTGCTCGGGGTCCAGCGTCCAGCACCAGGCGGGGAAGAGCACCGACGCGAGCAGAGACTTGGAGAAACCCGGTGGCACGTTGATAACGAGGTCCCGGATCTGCCGCCAGAAGACCCCCTCCAGATGCTCGCAGATCGCGTCGATGTGCCAACCCCAAACGAGAGGTGAGGTATCGACCTGCGGCCAAGCACGACGCACGAACTCACGCAGCCCAAAGCGGGCGACGAGTTCGCGTTCGGTGTCTGGGCGGGCTGCCGCCATTACTCTCCGCCTGCGATTGCTTCGAGTTCGGCGAGTAGCTTGATCTGTTCGTCGGTGAGCTTGGAGAGATCACGGCGCTTGCTTTCGATCACGACCGATGCACTCACACCAATGCGACTCAGTATCTCCCTGGCGGCAGTGACCGCCTCGAATGGGACTTTGCTTGCGAGACGTTCCCTCAATGCAGCAACCGCCGGTAGGGCAAGCTCACGCAATGCCTCATGGGCTCGGTTCGCAGCCTGCTCGAATTCTC